GGTTACTTTCAATAAACATGTGAAAGTAACCCCATCCTGCGTCTGTTGTGGGGTACCGACCAACCCACCAGAATTCGGGGAAAGAACCAATGCTTGTTTTGTTAAAAGTACAGGTATCGGGTCTTGCGGACGATCAATATACACTTCCCGATCAATGGCACTCATAACCGTCCCATACTGTTGTGCATACTTTCTCATGTAATACGTAGGGGAATCAAAAAAGACTTTCCCACGAGCCAATTGAGCACTTCCCATGTAATCAGAAATTTTGGCAATCTTGAAGGGTCTCCGTGCACCTGCTGCCATGTCTATTACACAATTTTTTTGATGAGTCAAAGCACCCGAAGAAGCAGAAACGTGGTTTTCATAGATAATATCCATCGCATCAATACACATGAAAGTTACTTTCATGGTAACGTTGTCTTCCCTTTCCCACATCGGCTGAAAGATACTTCCATCATAGATTACGCCATAATCTCCGTTAACATATCCGGCCTCAATAAGAATCCTTGATCCTGAGGTGATAACCAAATTCTCTGTCTGAGGATTTAAGTTGTAAACAATTATTTCCGAGAAGTTGGGATTCTTCCATCCAAATTTCTCTACTTTGAAAGAAACTTCCAGAGATTGATCTTCATGATCGCTATCAGACAGGACAAAAGCAACATATTTAGTTACATCAGCAGAAGTTTCTGTCTCAGACTTAGGGATTAGCAGACTGATCTTCCATTTCCTACCGAACAGTCTGTCCTTGTAATTTGTCTGAGTAGCCAAAATATCGTTTGTCATGTTACCCTTCCCAAAGTAACGCGAAATCTGTCCCGAGATTCTCATCATTAGGATGATCATACTCAATCGGATCCTTGGTCGGAATCAAATACGCCTTACCAATGCCCAAGTACTCATACTTGTTAAGTATGTTTAACTGGTCCGTATTTACTGAACCGGCAACCAATGGAACAGAATCAATGAGAATCTGATCCGTTGCAGGGTCCGTAATTCGCATGACCCAGTAGCTCCCTATGTAGTTCCAATTCAGGTTAAACTTCAATTGCCTGTTCTCTCCATTAATCTGAAGAGTTACAGAAAATTCCTGATTAGGGTCGCTTGTTAATGGTATTTTTTGGTAAGCCATATCTATTATTGTCCTGTCATAGTTGCAAGAGCACTGCCATCCTCTGTAGATTGTGGGCCTTTCTTTGTTTCAACAACAGCCTGTTTTTTCTTTAAAGTGACATACTCTACAGGAACCACAGCCATCATAACTTGTCGCAAAACTACGGAGCATCGCAAACTATTCGACGACCTATAATCGCCAGAAGTATTTAAACTCTCAATGATCATGTTTGTATAGTAATGCAAGCGCGTCCTCACAGAAACCAAGACTCTTCTTTCTTTCAAACTCCTCAGAATCTCGTATGCGGAAGTTGATTTTGTATCCCCGCCCGTAAATTGGCCCGATATGATAGACTCCACGGAATCCGAAACCAAAACATCCAACGTCAATCTGTCCGGAAGATTGTACGCATGATCACTTATATTTGACCCGCCCTGAACAGGGTGTTCAGTCACCCTGACAGAACCAGAATGACTTTCCTTTAAGAATGCGTCAAAATAATATCCTACTGTTACTTCCTCTTTTCTCTGTGAAGCACCGGCCCCAGTCAATACTTCCGTCACTTCAGCAATATTAGGAGCAAGATAGATCATCTGCTCCTCATCCGTGCCATAAGCATCCCACTGAGGGGGCCGCCACGCTTCCCCTTTCGTTGTAAGGGTGGGATTCGGTGTTGTAGCCACCTTAAACACATTCCAGGCAGCTTTACCAATCATGTATATCGACGAAATTTTGTTTATACCGGGCATTTCAAAAATTCCTTATCACTTACGCTGTTGCCCCAACTCTCGCCCCAATAACCTTCTTTGCCTTTCTTCCTCTTTCCGCCTCACGCAATGTTTTCTTTACACCTGCAACTGCTTTATCTGCTATCTCATTTGGGTCTGTGGTCTGTGCATTTACCACAACACTCACATTGTAATTCTCTGCCCCTAGAGTTGCCGGAATATTCCCATATGCAGGAGATCCGGGAGGTTGTGACGCAACGCCACGTATTCCAGGAAGAACAGTCGCCAAATCAGCGGCAGTAGTCCCAACTCGCTGCCCATAACGACTGGCTCCTGTACCTGCCGTTGCTACAGAAGCCCAGCGACCTGCCAGAACATTTTGATATTGGGCTTGGGTAATCTTCCCTTGTCTAAATTGCTCTGTCTCTTTCTTAACAAGAGCAAGCGCCAGTCTGTCTTGAATCTCAGGCGAGAAGATTTCATCTCTTGAGATTCCAAGTTGTTCCAGTAATCCTCCTTTCCCTCCTGCCCCAAACAGGGTCGTCTTTGTAAACTGGTATTTCCCAGCAGCACTTGATGCTTTTCCCGGATCTATTCCTCGCCTACGTTGCTCAGCAAGCATTCTATTTTGATGCTCTTCTAATTCACGGAACGTCATTTGAGAAACAGGTTTAGAAGATTTTGCATATGCTCCGTACCCAAGGGTTACATCATACCCGGAAGCAAATCCTCTTTGTCTAGCCAACTCATCAGAGGTGCCCTCACCTTTTGCAATAACGTTCAAAAGTTCTTTCTCAGGTATATTAGCTTCTGCCCGTTTTTTGTCCATTGCTGCTTTTCTTGCAAACCATTCAGCATCAAAATCCTTTATGGTTTTATCCAGATCCTGTTTCCAACTCAATCCACTGGCATGTCGCTGTCTTTTCAATGCCGACCACATGTGATCAGCGATAACGATAACCTTTAAAATGCTTCTTGTTAAGGTAAACTGCAAAAATTCGGCAAACTCCCAAAATGGTGCCAGTAACTGTGAAGATTTTCGTCCCTCAGAATAGGCGTAGAAATCATCAAGTACAAGAAGAAAAGCAGTAACGGCAGCCGTCGCCGCAGCAATCGGCCCAACTATTGGACTGAATACTGCCAAAATAAGTGCCCCCAGTACAATCAATTGCCGTTGCCAAGGGGCCATCATATTCCAGATTTTATCAAGAAAACCCCATATCAATTTAAGTACAGGCATCGCCACATCTTTTATATCCCCGAATAGCTTTATCACTGTTTTCGCAAGCTTTATTGGGACATCTAGAAACGTCGCTATCTGCTTCGTCCAAATCGGGATCTTATCAAAAATATTTTCTGTAAATGATCGCAACTGAGTCCGCATCTCAGTCAAACCGCCCTTGTTAAGACCCAGTAGATGAACGGCGATCCACTCAAGGGAAAGTTTCCCAGCAAGCTTTAATCTATCAAACTCATGCCCGATACTCCTAACCTGCTTCAACATATCACGAGCTTCAGGAGGAATTTCAAGCTTGTTGACTTGGTCTACAAGATCAAAGTACCTTTCGCGGAGCTCGACATTCCATGCGATTTCTTGAAGATTGGCTCCCAATGTTTCAGAAGCCAAAGTGAAAGCTTTCGTTGCCTGTACAGACATAAACATTCGCTGTGCAAGCAACTGGTACTGCATATCCGCCTTCGCAACTTGATTTACCATCTTGGCGGTTTCAACAGTCACCCCTGTAATAGCAGTAGCAAGCAGACCAAATGCCTTAATTGCCGTAGCAGACCCTGCAGGAAGCCTTTTCTCAAGGTTCTTTGAAAGATCCCCAAGAACGTCTTTGGCCTTCTTGAACTGTTTGTTATCTATTTGAATACCAAGTTTTACTAAGTATTCTTCAAGAAAGTTCATCGTTACCCTGCCCTATTTGCTTCAACCCAGCGTTGGTGTCTTCTTTCATTCTCAGCCTTCACCTGTGCAATCTCATGCCAATCCAGTAAATCACTGAACGTGTATGTACCGTCCCATACTTCATGTTGTTTCCAATCTCCCACAAACACAGGAGCAAATGCAAATTGATCTATTCCTTCGCATTGAACGGGGTCAAATCCGATATGGGTTTGATCAGATTGTTCAATGCGTCTCCTTGAAAAAAATCAGCAATGTTGAAAATGAGTGAATGAATGGTAAGAGTCATGACAGTTACAGTGTCCGTGTCAAGACCCTCTACTCCCCACCGTCCATCGGAAAGCATGATCGGCAATGGAGCCATGGTACCACCGACTTCCTTCAATTCGGCAATTACTTTCAAACATTCCGACTGAACATCCAAAAATGTCTTCTTGTCCATCAGTGATCTGTCTTTTCCTGTACCTCCGGTAACCTGTGCGTCACCAAACGGAAGCATCTGCATCAGAATGAGAGTGGTAATGTAACTGCCTGTCAGTGCATCAAGCCGCCCAATCCTGAACCTCCTACCGCTTACTTCAACTTCTTTGAACATCTCCCTTTTCATTTTAACTTCTCCTTTTTGTTAAAATACTACGCCGGAATATTCTGGATGTTTGCAGCGAACAAGGTCCAGGTAACCATCTGGCCCTCTGCCTGATAAACCTTGTCAGGAACCTTACCAAAAGACATTCCCGTAATGATGTGACTGGTTCCATCAGAAGTATTTCGCAACGTGGCAGACATACCAGCCCATGCATCAGTGTCACCAATATACAGAGCATTCTCAGCAGCCAAAAGCCACTTGTGAATATTGCTGGTCTGCTGACACTGAATCTGGACCTGCCCATTGTGACCAGCAATTTTACTCACCATCACAACACCGTCCGCTGCAACACTATGGGCAGTCCGCTCCGTTGACATTGTAACAGTAACTTGCCCAACGCCCTGTCCTGTAAAGATATAGGCTCCAAGATCAGCATGAACAAGCGCCCCCGCCAAATCAAGGAAACTATAAGTAGTGTGTTCAGCCATTTTCTCCTCCTATCTAGAAACTGATTGCTTTCGCTGCTATTTTATCCCTCAACGCACCTGAAAGAGTTTTTCTATCACTCTTCAGAACACTGTCCCTGATATTGCCTGCCCAAAGGACCCAATCAACCATCTGCCCCTCTGCCTGATATATTCGAACGGGCACACGTTCGAAAGAAATTCCAGTGATGTAGGTTTCATTTCCATCACTCACCCTTCGTAACATGGAAGTCATTCGTGCCCATTCCTTTACATCACCCATTTTGACCGCATTAAACGTCGCCATAAGCCAATTATGAATGTTACTCATCTGTTGGCATTGAAGAGTCATCTTTCCCGAATACACGGAAATTCGGCTTATAATATTGGACCCATCCGTACCAAAATCATGAGATGTCATATCATTATCCATCTCAATCGCAATCTGACCAACCCCCTGTCCGGTAAATACATAATTCCCCATAAGAGGATGGTAGATAACACCAACCAAATCTGAGAAACTATAAACTGTATGGTCAAACGGGTCAAACATCTGAGCAACCTCTTACCTGTTGACGTACACACCAATCAGAACGGAATGAACAGCCCCAGCCTCTTTGATGGCAATATAAAGAGGAACCGATTCACGGGCTTCCCTGTCTGCCTGAGACTGAGTGGAAAGTGCCTCTGCCTGAACTAGATAACCCGCCGGAAGCGGATCATCCGTTTTCAAGTTCAGAACATTCGGTCCAGTCCACGTCCCCGGTCCAAGGAACCCTACCCTAACCGCTTCATCACAAGCCTCATTACAAGCCTGGATCAATTGAGTAACCCCGGCATCGGTCTGAGGAATTTTAGGATTCTGATAAAGCAGATCCATAATCGTCAACTGCAAATTGTTAACAAACATGTCAAGATTGATACGCTCATCAAAGAACGTACCATCCGCCATCTTCCCCTGCTCAAAGATGGTATAATAATTAGCATACTCAAGATACACATTGCCGTTGTTTCCTTCAAGGATGCCGATTTCCGTTGAAGTCAACGGTTCAGTGGCAATCCCAACTTCCTGTTTGAATTTCAGGGTGAATGCGGAATTCGCCAACCCGGAATTCTGACCGCAAGCGTATCCCATGATGGCAACGATTCCATAGATGTTGTTGGGGTACACTGCACTCTGCGTAGTCGCATACTGCCCGATCGAGCGACTGTAATCCAACGATTTCAGGTACGTAAAAATGTCAGGCGGAGACTCATCGCCCGTCAAAACCCCTGCATCACTGGTATTGTAGGCATAAACACTTGAAGGCGTAACGCTTTCAATATACGCAGCGCAAGCAATGTGATCCGCATAGGCCGCCCCCAAACAAATCGCGATATACCACTCGGTACTTGCTTCACGACATGCCTGCAGAGCCTGGACAAAAGTTTCACCGCTGTCGGTATCCTTGCGCCCGATCCAAAGCGTATCAGGTGCCGGTGACTGGGAAAAATAAATCGATGCGGCGATATACTCAGGATCAGTAAGCACAAAATCCTCAAGCACCTCCGTCGCACTTTCATATTTCCGCAGCCTTTCCGACGTTGGAATCACATTGGTATCCCCTATGATCAACGCCTGATTAAACGTTGATCTCGCGGCAGCAAGGGGACTAACCAACACTTTGATGTCAATGATACTGTCAAGAGATCGTGTCGTCATCTTTTCTTACCTCACTCATCTGGTGTTATGTCTATTTGCGTTACCAACCCGTTCCTATTATAAACACCCACAGGAACCTTCTCAATATAGGGAAGTTCACGATTCAGCACAACCAACTCATTGAAACTTACGCTGAGGTCGGACCTGTCATACCACTGACCTTGCCATAATTCTGGAATTCTTCTCGGAGGGTCGAACCTTGGAATCATGTAGAGATTTGATGCCGCCAAGGTATCATGATGCTCTTGCCAGAACATCTTGTTCCTAATCGTAACCGCATTTTCCCATGAATTTGGCCCATAGAAGATACAATCCAATCTCAACGTTCTAGTGTATCCGGTAGACATGTTGGGTACGCCATCTTCCTGTGAATACTTGTCTTCCCTCAATGTCGTCATAGTTCCCGGAGTGTCATATAACTTAAGGAAAACGACATCATCGTTTATCCTGAATGCAGGTGCACCTTGAACCGGCCAAGACCACCGCACTTGTGATTGTGACGGACTGCTGTTAAACATGGAAACAAAGAGATCATAAAAGATCTTCTGTAGTTCCTGTATTGTCAGATAGACATCCGTAGCCATCTCATGCACCTTTCGTTCTGACGCCTGAAGCCTTGTAATACCCGTAATCGGCATAGGGCAGAACGCTCACAAGCTTGTAGTAGTTTCCTCTCCAGTAAATCTTGTCGGAGATCCCCTCATAAGTCCCTTCTCTTGAGACGTACAAAATTGCCGTAGTATGGAAATTCATCCCACCGGAGACCCGATCACCCTCAGGAAGTTGGTCGATTTCCCTTGCCCTCATTACCGTTACAACGCCCGTCATCTTAATTTGGGTAGGGGTCCCCTCTGTCCAAACTCCGTCAACGAATGATCCGTTACTCCGATAGACGTTAAATTCCTGTGCAAAATCAGGATCAGTAATGAGCTCACCGACGTTAATCATTCTTCCACCACATACGTTATAGCTTTGCGCATCTCATTGGTATCAACCAACGGAATGACACCAAAGTGCGATTGCATAGTTACCGATTCATCCGCACTTTTTGCTTCCTCATATCCAGCCATGGCTTTCTTTCGCTCCGCCCCCTTCAAAGCCTTGTACAGTTTTGCCTTGACAGTGGCTTCAGCAAGCGGTTCCCACCCATTCTTAGGGTTCTCAAACCAGTCCTGACAAACATTCTGAGCTTGGAGGCCTGCTGCATTCAGCCCTTGCAGGTATCCAGCTTCATCCCCCTTCAACTTCTTACGTGCAGCGGCAATCAACTCCTTAGAGATCGTTGCCTTATTCTCCGGGTCTTCAATAGCCGGTTCAATAACAGGTCTTGCAGGGAGACCTCTGACAGGGCTCCCTTTTGAATGAATAGCTAACAAGGTAGCATTAGTCATCCCTTCTTCAGGACGTACCGTATTACTCTTGGGAATGCCAACGTACACGGATTTCTCTTCCAACACAGCCAAGATCTTCTCAAGAGTAGCACGAACTTTCTTTTCAACCTTTATCACGGCGTCTCACCAAGATAGGAAACAGTAACACTGGCAGTCAACAACTGCGCACCACCAATACCTACAATCCTTGCCAGTCTTAAAAGCTCTCTACCATATCGAGTTAAGTTATAATTACCACCGTCTTCTTCCTTTGAGGCACTGGTATCATAACTGATTGAAACGTC